TTTGCCGCCGAAACTTTTTTAATTTCAGACGCAGCCTTACGGTGCCAATCTCTTGATTCTTTAGAAGTAGCGGCTGATGTCCAATTAGAAACAGCCTGGTTTCTTGCTATTTTTTGAAATATGTAACCTACCATTTTATGTTCAGTTCTTTTTCTGTTAAAATTACAAATTCCCAGTTTTTGGTTTTACAAAAACTTTTGGCAGAAGACCATTTTGCTTGGTTTATTGCGTAAGTTATTGTTTCATTTATATATGTTCTATTTATCTTGTTATTTTTAACAGGAGCTTGCACTTGAGAAAAAGGTTTGATTTCTATCACACAAACAGTTATATTACCGTTTTTTTCTCTTTTTTTAATAATAAAATCAGGAAAATACCTATGCATTTTTCTATCAACAGGTGAAAAATAAGGAATGGCAAACTCTTCACTTCCGTATGATATTATATCTGGGTGATTATCAAGATAATAAAGAAATTTTAACTCCCAACTGCTTCTATAAACAATATTCGAAACGTCCCCTGCATATTTTTGCGGGTTCTTCGGTTTGAAGAACCCTTTCTTTGTTTTTCGCATTACAATCCTCATATAAATATATGATATTTATTAAATAAAGGAAGAAATGTTACCGTCATTAATTTCCGGTGCTTCTATTAACTCACCGACAGAACCTCAATCTCAGCCCGTTTCTCTCTCTCAAGCAGACCTTTTTCCTTCAAGGGGACAAAAAATTGCAGACATTGAAGGGAGACACGCGGTTTATTCATCTCTTCAATTTCCTTTAGATACTGGAAAGTATTTTATGAGAATGGATCATTATAATTATACAAGAGGAACCGCTTCGGAAAGTGTTTTGGATGTTCAAGGAAGCATAAAACTGCCATTACCTCAACAATTAATTGATAATCATGCGGTGAATTACGAACAACAGGAATTAGGTTCTTTGATGGGAGGAGCTGCAGACGCAGCTTCAAAGGAATGGAATTCTCAAGGGGGAACATCTCAAAACATATCACAAATGTTAAAAAATTTGACCGGGGCAGATGCGGTGGGTGCTATAGGTTTAGGTATAGCTGATGCTTTTACAAATGACCGTGCATCAACAATTCTTCAATTAGCCACCGGATTGGCACCTAATCAATTTTTAACAATCATGTTAAAAGGACCTCAATACAAGAAACATGAATTTACATGGAAACTATCACCTAGAAATTCCCAAGAATCTATTCAAATAAAACAAATAATTGCAGAACTTAACAACTCAATGGCTCCGTCATCTTCAGGTAGTTCATATTTTTTTAAATTTCCTAAAGTTTTTAAAATTTCATTTTCTCCTAATGAACAAATGTTATTTAAATTTAAACCCGCGGTTATTGAAAATATGACAGTTAATTATTCGCCATCAGGAATTCCGGCATTTTATCACGGTACCGGAGCCCCTGATGCAGTGGAATTGAGATTAAGTTTTATAGAACTAGAATTTTGGTTGTCGGGAGATTTTTCATGACAGAAAGATATTTTACAAAATTTCCAAGAATGAATTATCAAAATACATCATGCACAGATATAACCAAACGAGTTATATTTGATTCTGCTCTTAAGAATAAAGGATCTTTATTCTTTGACTACACTCTTAAAACTAATGCGAGACCAGATCTTATAGCCGAAAATTATTATGAAGATCCATATTTAGAATGGATGATATTTTTGAACAATGGTATAGTAGATCCATATTATGATTGGTATATGAGCGATTACGAGTTTACTGGATTTATAAATTCCAAATACGGATCAATTGATAATGCAGAACGAAAGATTGCTTATTATCAATTAAATTGGCATATCAATGATTTTGAAATCTCTGTTGATTATTATGAAAATTCTTTGCCATCTTATTTTAAAAAGTATTACACTCCGATATATTCATATAACGATAAGATTCTTTCATATAAAAGAAAACAAGATAAAATTGTTACTAATACTAATAAAATTGTGAATTTTACTTATAATATTGAAACAGGAAATACTTTTGCCGAAGGTGAAATTTTAAATATTCTTTCAAACTCGGGTGCAAATATTGTGGGACAATGTGAAATTTTGTTTTCCAACAACTCAAATATTAAAGTAAAAAATGTGTCTGGAAACGTTGCTATGGGAAATAAAATTGAAACTTTAGATACTCTTCACAAAGCAAATATAAACGGTTATGAAGTTGATTATGAGAATATAACTGAAGATGAGTTTGTGTATTGGACTCCTGTGTCGTATTATAACATTGAATTAGATAAAAACGAAAAAAATAAAAACATTTCATTAATTGATAACAAATACTCTCTTGAGATTTCAGAAGAATTGAGGAATTTATTAAAGAATGTCTAACATACCACAATATGGAAAAGCAGTTATCAGAAAGCTTACTGTTAACGGAATTGATTTAACCCAATCCGTTAGATCTTTATACACAGGGTCTTCTATTCTAACACCTTTTCAGTTTGCAAAAATTTCTTTGATGGATGGATCTATGATTCAGGACGCACTTTATGAATCAGGTGTTCCAATTAAAATTGTGTATTCAGCGGGTGACGGTAAAAATACGAGAGAATTTGAATTTCTTTCTATGTCCAATCGAAACGGGGTGAAGGGGGAATCAAACAGAGTGGGGGCATTTGAGCTTATAGCCACAACTCAATCATATTTTAATATGGATAATGATCATTCATCCTTTCATCAAAATATTACTGCGGGTGACGCTTTGCAAAGATTGCATAAAGAAGTTGATTCAAAAGCATCATTAAATCTGACAAAGACAAAGGGGATGATAGGAGATCGAGAACCCTTTCATCTTAGATCAATTAAATTAGGAGGTGCAGTTTCTAAAATTCGTGGGCGCATGACTGATGAAAAATATAAGTCTGGAGCATATCTATATTTTTCTGATCAAGAAAACAAATACCATGCAAAACCTTTAGAGCAATTATTTGATGAAGCAGATGGTCCAAAATTTACACAACATGTGGCTGGAAAAAGTTTTTTCAATGAGCAATCTGCATTTGCTCATAATATATTTTCTATGAAAAATGGAGGAGCGGGTTCTTCATCTGCAACAGATAACGCAGATAATTATTACGCAGCACAAAAACAAAAAGGTGGTGATCCAGGTACAGGATTTAATTGGCAAACTATGGAATACAAATCTCCTTCAGGTAAAAAACCATCCAATGGAAAATTTCCAGGATCTACTGAATGGAAAGGACCTATTCCTAAAAAGGATACCACTGTAACTCATAAATTTAATTATGATGGCAATCAAAAAACACAAGAAGATTTTGAGGGTGATATAGCAACACAAAATGCTCGTAGATCTATAGCGTTACAAGGCTCTTCTACTATAAATGTTCCTATGGAAGGTGGTCTCGGTGTTAAGGTGGGTCAAGGATGTAACATAGACATACCTTCTGAAAGTGGCACAGGAAATGCAAAAAAATCTCTTAACGGCGGCAGGCAATTAATAATAGCTCAAGGTGAATATATTTTTATGGGAGATTCAGGTCTGCAAGGAACAGTTTCTCTTCAAACAGCATCAGGCGGAAAGCAAGGAAGTTTAACATGAATGAAAAAAGTTACGGAAGAGGTAGGCAAAATTTCTTTCAAGGTGAAATAGTCAATATTGATTCTCCTTATCAAGACGGTTCTTGTCAAATAAGAATCTATGGTTTAGAAGATGACAAAAATGCTATTCCTGATGATAAATTGAGGTGGGCAAAATGTTTAATGCCCGTAACCCATGGACAAATAGGGGGGTCGGGTGGTACTCACGGTTTACAAAAAGGTTCCAAGGTAATGGGAATGTTTGTTGATGAAGATGAGCAAATCCCAATTATTATGGGTGCGTGGTCTTCTACTGGAGATATTAAATGAATAAAAACACATATCCCATTTCAGCTCGACCTGAAACTGACCCAAGAAAAGTTGATGGTTTAAAAGGTTCTGAAAAAACACATGGCGCCGTTGCTGACTCTAAATCTATATATGATATTGCTAAAGATGTGGTGTCAAATAAAACATTAAAGGGGGCAGAGTTTCCGACCATAGGTTCACAAGAATTCGATAAAGGTTTTAATGCAACAAGTTTTGTAAAAGGGTTTGATCCACAAAATATATCAGGTTCAATAAAGAGTGCATTGGATATTGTTAATTTAGTAAAACAAAATGCGGGAGGTGTAGGTAAACTTCCCGGGGATCTTATTGGGGAAAATTTGTTTTCTAAGTTTCAACAGCTTACTCAAGCACTCAAATCAAATAATAAAGAATTGCTAGAAATAATTGAAAAAGAAATAGAGAAAATTAATGAACCCGAATGATATTGAAGGTATTAAAAAATCAAATGATGAAGCCCTTAAAAAAGAAAGAATAAGGGATAGAGAGCGTACTCCTGATGCAAATAAAAATCGTAAAGGAAAATATGGCTTAGTAAATTCTCAAGAATACATCGGAGGTCACAGACTTACGTTTGATAGCACCCCTGGTTCAAGGGTAGTTGAAGTAGCTCATGGATCTGGCACTTATT